GTGCTGAAGCAATCCATAAAATAAATGTCAGCCGAACCCTTTTTAGCGTCTCCATCGCCAGGCACAGAGTCACGAATCAAGGCATAGGTCATCCCTGCCGCATCAGAATTTTCTATGTTTCCGTTTTTATTCATAAACTGATTGAGGTCATAGTTAGCGCCCGAGTCGCTGTTAATTCTAAAGTGCAGGTTCTGCTGGAAATTGCTTGTTCCAGCATTGCCAGTTTCGGCTCGCACTAGCAGATGGTCATAATCGCTGGCATAAGTCGTATTTAGATTTGTAAACTCAATGTCTGCGCTTGCACTAGTTAGCGTAGTTGTCTCTAGCCAGTCCCACGCTTCCGCACCACCTGCCGCCGCCGCCTGCGAGTTTAGAATCCCGAGAAGAACAAGACTCATTATGCTCCTGTCACATTACCGATAATGCGGTAAGCATCTGACCCGACACCGACAATCGCTACCGCTTCGTATTGGTTGCCGACTGTAAAGCTGACTGCGGTTCCTGCGGTTCCTGCACCTGCAAGGGTCACGCCTCCGTCACCTGCGATGGTGAGTGCGGTTCCGTCTGCGAGTATCTGCACCTGCTGTCCGGCTGAGAAAGCTGTGGCGGTTCCGACTGTGATTGTGCCGGCGTTTGTAAACTGCAGGATTTTGTTCGCATCGCTCGACGCGACCGTGTATGCGGTAGCGGTTGAGCTGGTAAGTGTGTTCGTCACTTGGGTGGCGTTGATAGCGATTGCGCTTAGGTCTACATTGAGGGTAACGTCTCCAGATGTCCCGCCACCGGTGAGTGCTGTGCCGGCGGTGACGGCTGTAATGTCGCCTGGGTTACTGACCCCAGCCCAAGCCGAGCCGTCATAGTATTCGAGGGCGTTGGTGTCTTTGAGGTAGCTGACCATGCCCTCTGTGAGAACCGCTGTGCCTAGTGCTGTGCCTCGGGCGGTTGAGTCGTCAAAGGTCATGACGGTTTGACGCATTAGATAATCGTCAACGTCTGCTGCCGTGAGAATGTCTCCGGCGGCGAAATCCTTGAATGGCATTTATTGTCCTTAGAATCCGAGTGCGCCTGAGTTCAGTTTACCAAATACCGCATCATCCAATACGAGGTATGCGGTGTCAAGCGTTGAGAACCCGATGCTTATCTTGTGGAATATCGAATCGACCGAATTGTCGAGGCGAATAATTTCAGCGTATTTTTCAATCGCTGGAGACTGTTTGGGGTTACCTGGCGTGAAGACAATTTTCACCACGGAGCCAAGCTCAAGGGCCAGGATGTCATCTTGCTGCTCTGTAGTCAGGTCATTCAGGATCACCTCGACTGACTCAAATCTAAACTCTGGGCTGGAATAAATTGAGGCATACCAATCTGCCAGCTCTTGCGCTGCTTGCGTGGTATCCATAAGCAGGTCGGTTTGTGTCAGGGCAAGCACACCGTAGTTTCCCTGTGACAAGCTGTCGGAGGCTGTGGCGGTTCCACCGGTGATTTTTGTGCTGATTGTGATGTCGTTGTAGAGAAGCTCCGAACCGTAAACCACGCGCATGCCTTGGTATGGAATGCCTGACCCATCATCTGCCAGAATCTTCACGTTCGAAGTCGGGGCGACTGCACGGTCACGGAATGTGACCGACCCGCTCTTGCCAATAAATAGGGAGCCTGGCTCGCTGGCTTCTACTGTCTGCAGATAAGTGAGTGCGTTTGTGTCTTGTGAGATTGTGTCTGCGCCGAGTGTCTGTCGTCCGGTGTCGATTGCCCTGGCTGTCGGCGACCAGTTGACCTCTGGCAAGCTGAGAATCGTGCTCACCCTAGAACCGCTGCTTTCTTCTGAGTTGGTTCTTTCGTGAATTGTCTGGTTTGCCAAAATCCTAAGGCCGTCTGAGCAAATGGCTTCTGCCAAGTTGTCGCCGTTTGGTTCGTAGAGCAGGTTCCAGTCGTCAATGCTTCCAAAGTATTGGACGGCTGTGCCCGAGGTAATTCGCACCTCTCGTCTTGGAATCACCTGCCCGTAATACGGCGAGTCTTCATACTCTGGATCGAAGGCTCTATCGTTGTTATTGAATATGACGGTGGCTTGGCCCGTTGAGTACCGGTCAAGCTGACGGGACTTACCTCGACGAACTGTAAAGCCTCGCACTCTGGACGTCACGTCAAAAAAGATAGTTCCACCCAGAAGGTATTGCGTGTTGTCTAATACTCCAGCAATGGGGTCGTCGAGACGGAAGTATGGGCCTGTGTTGTTATCGGTAAGGTCAAAGCCGATTTCAATTTTCTGATTGGGCTTTGACATTATGCACCTGCAAAGACTGGCCCATTGGCTCGCTCGAACCTCTTAATTTCATCAACTATCAACTGCCCAATGCGACCGCCGTCTGAACCCATGCCAGCGTTCACCGTGATGTTGTAGGTGTTTGTGTTGCCCATCTTGTCGAAGCGGTCTAGCGGGATCACAGCTTCTGGCTTCCCTGCTTCTGCAAGGTTGGCAAAGACTCCCCCTGGCTGTGGCATGACGATTCCGCCGTCTGCGAGCTGTGGGACTTTAGCCAGCGATGGCGAGAATGACTTGCCGCCAAAGACCGGCACCCATGTAGGCACCGTAATTCTGATTGAGTTGATTGAGCTAATCACCGAGTTAACAAAGCCGATAATTTTGTTTAGTGGTTCTCTAACGAATCCGACTAGTTTCTCGAAAGCTGTTTTGATAAATCCAACCATGCTAGAGAAGATTCCCTCGACTGCGGTTTGGAACTTTTCGAATGTGCCAACTACCGCATCCACTACTGGCTTAATAATGTTTTCGTAGACCCACTCAAAGCCTTCACCGAACGCCTTGAATACCGGCTGAATCACGTCTTGGTTGACCTTTGCAATGAAGTCACCCATTGCGCTGAACCCGTCCTGGATACCTTGCCCTACCGGAACAAACACCGCCTCGTAAATCTGACGGAAGAAGTCGCCGACTTTTTGGAACTCAGCTATCAGGTTGTCGAATATCAGCTTGGCAAAATCACCAAGGTGTCCAAGTGCTCGGGCCAGGAGGTCAATGATTGGCTTGATTATGTTTTCGTAAATCGCCACCCACGTTCCAGCCCAGATACCCAGCACGAACATTGAAGCCTCAAAGACCGGCTTGATGGCGTTTTCGTATAGGAAATTTAGACCGTCAGCAAATCCGTCAATGACTGGCTGGACGTATTTGGCATAAGCATCTTGGAAGAACTTTGTTACCGCAGCCCATGTATCTTGGAAGAAGGTTGTCTGCGTTGCCAGGTAAACGATGCCAGCGGCGACTGCTGCGATGGCTGTGGCGATTAGGTAGAAAGGGTTCACCGCCATGACCGCTGTAAGCACCGCTTGTGCTGCGGCGTATATCTTTGTGGCGTTTGTCACCAACTGGAACACGCCAACCAACCCACCTAGCACTCCGACAAAAGTAGCCACAGTTGGAATGTTGTTTTTTATCCACCCAAAGGTTTCGACAAATCCTGGGTAGAGGTAATCCCTCACGGCGACCGTAACGGCGTTGATGGCATCCGTAAGTGCTGCGAAAATTGTAGGCAAGGTCTTTACCACGCCAGCGATGATTGGGCCGATGGCTTTGAAGAACTCAATCATGGCAGGGCCGGCTTCTTTAATAATCGGCTCCATGTCGTCGAGCAGAGTGATAAGCATCGGAGCCAGGTTGCTACCTATCTCAATGCCAACATCTTTAATCTTCGACTTGGCAAGCTCAAACTGAGCCGACATTGTGTCGAGCTGTTTGCTTGCTATGGTGTCTGTTGTCCCACCGGCTTTTCTTAGCTCAGCTTCATAGGTCTTGATGGCATCGGAAGTTCCAAGCAACGCCGTCAATGCTGCGAGTGATTTGTCGCTGAATCCAGCCTGCAGGAGAGTTGCCTTTTGCGTTTCATCGCTCATGCCTGCCAGCACGGTTTCGAGGTTTCCAATGATGTCGCCAAGATTTCGCATCTCGCCATTGGCATCGAACACCTCAATGCCTAGAGCTTCAAAGTCCTCTTTGTTCTTGATTGCTTTCGTGCTCAGGTCACGCAGAACAATCGCCAGCTGAGTTCCAGCAAGCTCGCCCTTGATACCCTGATCTGCGAATGCCGCCAAAACAGAAACGCCTTCCTCGACGTCTTTGCCCAACGCTCGAAGTGCGGCACCGGCTTTGGTGGTGAGTGCTGTTGAGAACTGTTCGACGGATGCGTTCGCCAGCGTGTTAGCCCGCACGAGCGTGTCTGAGACCCTGACCATGTTTTCCATGTTGGCTACGGCATCGTCTCGTATTGTCATACCCAGAGCCGACTGAGCATCTGTCAGGAGGTCTGTAGCGAGAGCCATGTCGAACATGCCCGCTTGAGCGAACTTGGCAACTTCCGGCATCGCTGCAATCGAAGCCTCAGCATCCAAACCTGCGCTGGCTAGGAAGAAGAACGACTCGGCTGCTTGGTCTGCGCTAAAGGTTGTTGTCTTTGCTACTTCACGAGCAGCATCCGCCATGTCGGTACGTAGGGCATCTGAAACGTCCCCCATGATGGCGAGGGATTGATTGAGCTTGGAGTCAAAATCTGCGAATGCTTTGACTGAAGCTGTGGCCACGCCGGCAACGGCTGCGGTGGCTGCAGCGGCAATCCCTGCCGCCACTTTGCCAAACTTGCCTAATGCGCCCTGGGCGTTCTTGATTCCCCTGTCGTCAAACTTGGAAATAATAGGGAGATTGATTGCCATTTATATCTCCAGCCTGCGGTTAATTTTCTCTAGTGTGCTTTTGAGAATTCGTGTGGCAATGTCCAGGGCATCTGGACGCAGAAGTCTGAACTTTTTGTATGCGTATCTTCCGCCCTTGCCGACCATCTTTGACTTACGGTTTAGGTTACGGATCAGGGCCTGGCCTTGGCTAGTTTTACCATTCGAACGTGAACCTGCCAACTCAGCAATGTAGACACCGCGCTTTTGTCCTTGCGGGGTAACACGAATGCTAACCAGATGATAACCGGTGCGCCGTCCTCTGCCTGGAGTAAAGCCAACGCTAGAACGAACCCTTGACCATCCTGTTGGGCCACTATTATCAAACCCTCCAAGGGGAGCTTCGACGGGGACGGAGTTTCCTACCATTTTTGCTAAAGGGCTGATTTTAGTTCGCAACTCTCGGCGCAAGTCTTTGATTGCGTTTTCCTCGAGTTCCCCTAATTCTTTCAACGCCTCGCGGACATACTGTGCCTCGACCTTTGGTGTAATCATCCGCGCTCCCGTCTAGAACAATTTTATCGCTTCCGCTGTTGCCTCTCTATTTTTGCTTCGAGGTAACGTCCCAATGTCCAGAGCATTCTCGGCTCAAGCTGTATCAGTTCTAGTGGGCTGATTCCGGTTTCGGCTGCTATCCAGGAGATGCGCCAGTGCAGGCTGTCGTCACCTAGCCCGACTATTTTTTTACTGGCAGAGCCTCAATGGTTTCAACTGATTCCAGCCACTTCTCGAACTCTGCCTTGGTGTCACCGGTGCGGTGCTCCACGTGCCAAGCTAAGAAGAAAAGGTGGGTCATGCGGATGTTGTTTTCCAGACGGGCAACACTAAGGTCAAACCTTGACTCGAAAGCTACAAGGTCAACCGCCTTTGCGGTCAGTTCCTTAGCGTTACCGTCTGTGTAGGTGAGGAGTAGGTTGATGTTCATTTATTTATCCTAGGACTCAGCTCGGCTTACTGCGCCGCTGACTGGCCATGTCACGCTGAGAGTAGCCAAATCACCAACGCTTGAAGCGAATGGCTGGTATTGGGTAACCAGTGCCACAGCGGTGTAGGTCGGGTTGGTTGCCGAGATTGTTCCGCTGGTTGGGGTGATGGTGACGGTTGCCTGAGTTCCCAAAAGTGGAAAGAGGGTAGCGTCAACTGATGAAGCCCCAAAGTCCTGATGGAAGTCTAGGGTCAGGCTGGCATCCTGCAAGCCACCGATTCGGGTGCGTGCAGTTGCGCCAAAGGCAGTAGTGTCCTGCTCCTCGACGGTGATGTCCAGGGTTGCTGCGGCAAGGCTCGAGCTAAAGTCAGTCCCGCCGATTGTAATTGCGTAGTCCGTAGCCACGAATTTTGCCACGATGTTTCTCCTCTATTGTGCGTAAACGGTAACGGCGAAGTCCGCCGCTATGTATGTTGCCTCTCCCAATAATACCGCACCGACGTTAGTCATATCTGTGACCCTTACGTCATATGCGTTACCACCGAGAGTTTTGTCGCTCTCAATTGCGTTCTTGACAGAACTTGCGCCGGTGGTTGAGGAGTAAGCATCCAGCCTGCGCTGGGCTTCCCGCTCGGCGACCCGTCCGACAATCACGGAAACGAGAAAGTTGTAGGTGGTCATGCCCTGCTGAAATGCGCCGTCATAGCTCACGTTCGTGATCTGGACTACCGCAACCGGCGGGGCTGGGTTATCTGGAATCTCAGACGCTGTCCGTAATCCAGAAATCGTTGCGAGGTTAGTTGCGAGTGCTGACCTTATAGTGCTGATGCTCATGCAAATCTCAGCCTCTTGTATGGAGCAATCATCGCCTCCACGTCTGGATCGAGTCTGCCCACGCGGATCACACCAATGTCACCGAAGCCCGTCACGCCAAGTGGTGAATCGTTGCGCTTAAAGATTCTTGCTGCGAGCAGGATGGTTGCTTGGGTGATGGCTGTCGGAACGGATGAGTAGCCAAAGGTTCCGTTCACTTGCACGGTTGCCTCCAAGCCAGCAATGGGCCAGGTGTAATCTCCAACGGCTCTAATGCGGTTGTAGCTCGACGCTATCCCACCGGACAAACTGTTTAGTGGCTCCAGCTGGTAGTCGCTGGTCTGCCATGTCACATCAAATACTCCATCTGCTGCGCTTGATGTCTTGATGGTTGTCACGCTAACGAGGTCGTCTATCTCTGTGACGTAAGAATCTTGCGGTGTGTATATGCGTGTGGTGGCGGTCTGAAAGAACTGAGTCTCACAGG